TCAATACTGAGCCATCCATCCTTCTACCTGCTCCCCATACCATTCCATGATTTTTACACGCTCATCCCAATACTGTGCTCGGTTATACGCCGAGCGAATTCTATTCTGGGGTACGTGAGCAAGCTGGCGTTCAATGGCATCTGAATTAAACAGATTCGATTCGTTTAAGACTGTACTGAATAGCGATCTAAAACCATGTGTGGTCATTCGACCTGCATAACCTGAACGTTTGATCACAGCCAAAATAGACTCGCTACGCATTGATTCTTTGTTATTCAAACGATGTGGAAATAGCAGTTCCTGATTATGGGTAAGTCTCAAAGCCTGAAGCTCAGCAATCATCATGTCCGTCAACGGCACACGATGCGGCAGTCGATTCTTCATCCGCTCTTCAGGGATATCCCACTTACGTCCTTCTAGATCAAATTCTTCCCAGCGTGCTTGCAGCAACTCACTAACCCGAACGCCTGTCAGCATGATCAGAATAATGGCATGATGCGTTTGAGCATCACTTGGGTATGCTCTTACCTTTCTTAAAAATTCAGGCATTTCAGAGGCCGAAAGCGAAGCTAGGTTTTTGACCCGTTTATTCTTGAGGGCATAAACTAAATCCCCTGCCGGGTTGTCATAGCGGTATCCATGGGCAATAGCGTATTTCATGACCATCCCGCAACGAGATAAGGTACGTTTTGCAATTTCAAGCGAGCCTCTTGCCTCAATCTTCTTAATGATTTGCAGAATCTCAGGAGCCTGAATCTGATTAATACGCTTATTAGCAAGAGCAATATAAAGCTCATTCAATGAAGCTCGTACATTACTGATATGTTTGGATGACCAGGTTTCTTTTTGATTATTGAACCAATCTTCTGCAACTTCTTTGAAATAGGGCTTTAAGTCTTCATGCAATACTGAACGCGAGTATCTATGCTTAAGCTCATATGCAAGCTCCCTTGCCTTTTTTAAGCTTAAATCTGGATATGGACCAAGCGACTCAGACTTACGTTCACCATGGACAGTGACGCGCACATTCCAATATTTTTGACCTTTGGTGGTAATGATAAGGGATAAACCATGTGAATCTGAAAGACGATACTGTTTGTCTTTCGGTTGTGCTTTTCTGCATTCAGTATCTGTAAGTGGCATGTCAATTACCCATAATTGATGTATTAATTTCTGGGTAAATTTTCCCAATATTTACCCACAAAGAGCAAATATGGGGTCAAATGGGATCAGACTATATCGGACAAACAGGCATAAAAAAAAGCCTTTAAACATTGAGTTTAAAGGCTTTTTTAGATTCCGATGGATTACTTCGGAAAGAATTTTGGTGGAGGTGGCGGGAGTTGAATAAATAACTTAAACCATTGTTATTTATATGATATTACTAAACAGGAGCAGCATTGTGTAACTTCTGTGTAACATCTTAATTTGATTAACTTTGACTAAGTTTATTTATCTTTTTATTATTCCGGTTCAGTTGAGAGTTTGGAAACTGAACTCAGAACCATTATACCAGCTTAAGGGAATAAGAAAAATGACCCCTACCACTTTTATATTTGCTATTTAGTCAAACGAGCCAAGCCGTACCATAAAAGTCCGGGATGGGCGTTACGGTACAATCCGTGGTTTTCGGAACAAGAGCCATTAGAGTTTTATGAGGTTGGCGGGGTTTGTTGACTAAAGATAACTAATAAATTAAATATAAATCTTTCTAACTATTAATGAGTATAAAAAATGAGTGAATTTTTTTCAGCTGGTGTGCAATATGATGATTATAAAGGCACAGTCGCAGCTGATGATGCTGACTTATCCACTTTATTTTCAGCGCTTAATTCTTTCTTTGAGTTAGATGAGAAAGATGAAATTCTAGGGGTATCTGTCTATGCCAATTATTTGGGGAATACAAGTGATATAGAGAATTTAAGCTTAACCATTCTGGTGTCGGCTGGAGATACCAATAATGAAAGCTCTCCTGTTGAGGTGAAAAAATTCAATAAGGATATTTCGCTCACTGACTTTTTTAAACTATTTAAACGCTTTGAATTAACTCTTTCTAATGCTGGAGGATTTGAGGGTAAGAAATATAAAGTTATTGAAAATATTCTGTTGGATTAGCATCTCTTGGGATTATCTTATTTGAATATGCTCCCTTCAATCAGGGAGCAATTTATATAAATTTAATTATCTTTAGCCGCATAAACCAGATTGTCTGCAACACGCCGAACCCATCCCTTGCCGAAAGTTTTGAATGTAGATAAATCTGTGTAGAACTTTAGACGTTCAGCAGTCAAAGTAAGTAGCACATCATTTAGATCCATGGCGTTTATTGCAGCAATTGTTTTGGGACCAATGATGCCATCAGCCGGAACCCCTGCGACTTGTTGCAGTTCTTTAATAGCTCGGCTTTTTCCGGCATTTACCGCAAAATCCCATAACTGAAAAACAATAGCTGAATGCAGTTGCTCGGCACCTAACTTTTCCCACCAGTCGCGCCGGTAAATTTCCTTCGCTTCAGCCAGAGTCAGATTCTTGATATCGATATGCGGGTAAGTGTTTGCAGCGATACCATACTTAGTGCCTTTTAACTGGCCCTTTCCTACCACGCCACCAGTCCAGTTACCCGGGTCGCTTCGTAAATTGGTATATCCTGCTTCATGCCCAATCAAACGCTCGAATGCCTGTTCAAAGGTAATCGTGTTATCAGGAAGTGATGCAAAGCCTAAAACGGTTGGCTCTGGATTAAGCTCGGGCTGAGCTTTCTTGCGACCAATAATGGTGGCCAGCAAAACAAGGATGATAGATACAATGCTTTGATAGGTTGCTGGCAGCACATTTGCATTTGATACTTCCTGTAGAACCAATTGTAAGCAGGATAAAAAAAGCGCCATGTAGGCGCCATATTTTACTGAGTCAAATTTCCAGACACTTTCGGGTATAAATTTCATTGTGATTCTCTCGTGTAGTTACGCTCATAAAGTTTGTTGCGGATTTCATCCAGGATTCGAAGCGTCTGGTCACCTTGTTTCTCAAGGCTCATAATTCGCTGATCGTTGTTGTTAGTCTTGGTCTGGGTTGCTCGTACATCGGATGACAGAGTTAACCAGGAGCCCAAGATCCCCGAAAGTAAGGCAATCCCGCCCCACTTAAACCATTCACCCAGCGTGTCAATCCGGGTCTTACTGGTTTTTAGCTCACCTACATCTCGTCGAATTTTTTCCAATTCAATTTGAAAGTTGGTTTGTGTTTGCTGTAAGTCGTTCCGCGTCTGCTGGTTGTCCTTACTAAGCTGCTTAATAGTCATATCTAATCGATCAAGCTGCTGCGGAACATCACTGAGCTTATCCATCTTCTGACACATATCTGTAAGCTTGTCAGATAGCATGATTAAAGAAGCCGCTGTTGCTGCAGGTGGATCGGATGAGTAGTGGTCAGGCATACACCCCCCTTATTTTTGGCAATAAAAAAGCACCCGGAGGTGCATTAAATAGCTTGAATACGTGCTGCATAGGCAGACCACTCTGGTGCAGTCTTGTATGCTGCTACGGATGCAGCAGGAACTTTAAAAGCGCAAGATGACTTTATATTCTGAAAAGTATTGTACCTGATTGTAGGAGGGGTTATTGCATGCATAATTACTTGCTCTAACGATGTACAATTAAAAAAAGCATTAGATTCAATAAGTGTTACTTGTCCTTTAATTTCAAGGTTTTTCAAGTTAAGACAATTATAAAAAACTGACAGCGTGATAAAAGTAATTAAATTTGGGATAATGAGATTTTCCAAGCTCCGGCAGTCTCCAAACGCATACTGTCCCAGCTCTTGAACTGATTCTGGAATTATTAAACTTTTCAATGACCAACATTGATCAAAAGCATAATTATCAACCAGTATTAACCCTGATGGCAGGCTGAGTGATTCCATTGACAACCACTCTCGGAAAGCCGAAGATTGGATACTTGTTACTCCTGCTTGTATATTTAAACCTGTCGCGCACGCCCATATTGACTCAGCGTGTGCTGATCGAAAACTGTGTTGTGAAATAGCTCCGGATAGTCCTGCTAATGTTACTACACCAATGTTTTTAGGAAAATTATTCAAATTCCCTCCGAATTGAATTACACCGCCACCGTAGAGATCAGCAGGTGCATACAACTCAATTCTTTTTTCTGTATTATCTTTCTCAGCAGTGACTGTAATCTTTTCGCCACCTATATATGAAGATGAAAAAGGGACTGTAAAGTCCCCATTTGCGTCCGCAACTGTTGTGTAAGTTGTCATTAATCTTCTACCTCAATTGTAATTACTGATCCAGCCGGAGCCTTTCCTTTGATGCTCGAGCCATCAAATTTCATATTTGCAGAAAGAGAAGCATCAACATTGACTATGATGTTTGCTGTCGGTACTGTGTTGCCGACAACACTAGATCCATTTGTTGTTGCAGTTAAAATTAAACTTGCTGCCTCAACAAAGAATGCATGTTCAAACTTTTGATATGAGTCATATCCATCCCGAACAGACCAGAGCCTTAATGTATGCGGCTTATTTGGTGCAAATACAGATGAAAGAATTGTTGTGGTGTTTGTAGTGATGTCACTTGCGCTATCTAAAACAATCTCCTCAGAAATAAGCTCATAAGAATAAGTTGTGCCAGGCTCAACTGTTACCCCAGCATCATAAAATCCGAGAAGCTCTCCGTCAGTTTGTTGCAGCCGGTTCCGATCAACCCACTCTATAACTAAATCTCGTGTAATAAGATGGGTCTCAGGAAAATAAATCCCATTGAATTTCACATTAGCCGGTGGATATGGTCGGATTGCTCGTGCTTTCATTTCAACTGGAATTGAACCTTTTTGCTCCAATACGCCGGATGGCGTAGTTGTGAGTGCAGAAACCAAAACCTCATCACCCAGAACATACCCCGTCTCATCAAAGTCCACTTCATTACCGCATAAATAGAGCTTTACATTGGAATCCCATGGTTGCGGCAAGGTATCTAGAGCTCCACGCTTTACAGTTATAATTCCTGTGTATGCATCTATGCTCTGCAAAACCATAAATTCACCCGGCGCTCCAATCCAGTCGCTACCACACCTGATCAATGTTCCGCTTGGCAGATCAGTCAGATTCTTTCGATTCTTAACTGTAAAACTTGTTGCTGTTCTTGAAATCACCTGATCCAGATCAGCAGTTGGTGAGTAATCAATGGTTGCAGCGCGAGTCCATTCCTCACCTTCTGTTCCGTCATGAGTCATCATGATTGCGTAGATAGAATTACTCTGTGGCTTCTCCGCAACAACACCGACAAGACCAAAATTACTTTCATAGGCCAATTCATCATCAACACGACGCTGACCTAGTGCTTTTAATAAAAGATAGTAAGGAAGTTCAAAAGGCTCGTATTGACATGGCTGGGGTGGCAATGCGCCCTGATTTAAAGATTCGTCAGCCACAATGCTTGTGTTCATTTCACCCGAATACGGAATCACTTCTTCAAAATCAATGGTTACAGTATTATCGGTACCATTACCTAAATTGATTTTCATGATGCGGACCAGAATTGTGCCATTCCACTTCTTAGACCACGGTAGACGAATCAAGTCATAGCGGTTCCATTTGCGCGCCTCACGCCAACCTGTAGTAAAACTTCCAGACCATGCTGGAGTCGAAAACTGTTTTAACTTCCAGTTCGCAACAATTTCAGCATTTCGCATATTCATGAAGTATGGAAAATCAACAGATTCAGCATTCACATGCCCCATCGTCAAAATTGAACCATTTTCGTAGACTGAAAAAGCAGAGTTCTTGATGCGCTTTCTATCGTAATAAGAGACATTCAGCTGATTAACAATGTCATCACTATTCATGATTTCAAGTGATAAGTTCTTAATCTTATTTTCTGTAATGTCATGAATTTCTTCTTCAGAAAACCAGTCATCACGGAATAGAACCATTTCATAAAGACCGGTCTGACGATTTACCCGAACTCCGGCTTCAATGTGATAGCAAAGCTCCTCAATTGCATCAATACATGATTTCTCATCAATCGCCCAAGATACGCCCAGCCCTTCATCATAAATTCTATCAGCAGCTTTTATAAAGTTGGCGTTATTCACATCAGATTCGGGTTTACCCATGGCGGTGTCATCAGTGAGAATTTCACGGATTTTGTGAATTGGATTAATATCAGGCGACTCCATATCTCTAGCCTCTAAAATATTAGCCAATTTAACTCTTGGTTCTATTACGCAGCCCGCAGAAAAAAACTGCCCCCCTGCTAAGACAAGACCTCCCGCAATTTCTGCTCTTGCCAAAACCCATCCGCTAAAAATGACCGTTATTATTACCTCCGTTTCTTTATATCCATTATCGTTTATATATGTTCTTCGCAACTCATTTGATGAAATAAGTTTGCTTGAATCCAGTTTAATAAAAATTTCTTCACAGATTGCAATAATCTTAAACTCGATCGAGAGAATAACTTTTGCTTCAAAATTATAATACGCAGCAACGGTTGCTCTAAAATCGTCCTTGTTTTCACTATTTGACGAAAATGACCCTCCAGCTATGCTTGTTAGGCCTGTATAGTTTCTGCCAATTATGACGGAGAAATCTCCCCAGTTATCAAGTACACCCTCTTCACCAGTAGAAACGATGTATTTGTGACTGAAATTGGAATTCACATTCTCACTGGAGATTAGTTTAATATTTTCAGTAGAAGATGCCCCAATCTCACAAACAACCGCCCCATCATCCCGAATTTCATACCACTGCCCACGCCCATCATTTCTAACTCGCGTACGCTTCACCCACAGCAACATCTCTTTCATATAGCCAGAGTTACCGAGGTAAAAGCCATGTGGTGATGTGCTTAAAGTTTGCCCCACATTCAAGCCGCGAAAAACCAAATAAGACTGATACGGGTAGCCTGAAACCAATGGGAAATACTTTTGATACTCTGCATTAGGCTCCTGATCTGGATAGCCAAAATGAATATCAATGTTCCCGGAAACACCGCCTTCATCCTCACCATAAAGGCTTGGTTTTTCTATAGGAAGTAGATTATCTGGATGCTTCAATGGATCATGTAAAATCCAGCCACGATTATCAAAATTAATTCCGATAAACTTTTCAATCCGGTTACCAATAAACGCTGCAAATTTAGCGTAATAGCGGTAGCCAGTGACTTGCGATGTCTTACCCATACCCAGAAAGCCACCGCTTTTTTTCTTGATGGCTTGACTGGTTTTATCCCAAATATCAGTGATATTGGTATGCACATGCGGACTGCCGGCCAGGTCATAAAATGAAATACCTTCATCCGCGATGGTGCCGTCTAGCTGGTTTGGTTTTGGTTGATTCTTTTTCTGCATCTTACGCATTTGCAGAAATGTATAGACACCCACGACAAGTGAAATAGCACCAGCAATGAGTGCACCCAATAACAATGGAGCAATGGCTTTTTGCATTTGCACATCGTTTGGAATTTTTACAGATGAGCGAAAGCACAATGCAGGCACAAACAAGGCCAACAGAAGCAAAATTACCAGCATGGCATACCTACTTAATTATTTAATCAGTTGAGTTTCAACAGGATTCTCTGTTGGTATATTTGGGTGGCCACCGAATCGCTTATGATTATGAAAATCTTCATCACAGGTCTTCAAAGACTGATCACAGCCTGGGGCCACTCGCACAACATCACCGACCTTTAGGCCCACATGTTGCCGGTAAAGACGAATGTTACCGTTCGTGCTATTGCCAATGATGAAAGTGAACACTCCATCTTTTTTAAGCAAGCCTCGGCTGAGCCATCCTGATTTATATGTCTTGATTTCCATTACCGGGTCGCCATTCATATAAGTTGGGTTGCCCTGCTCATCCAGAACAGGTTGACCGAGCTCATCAAGCACTGGGATTTGCTCAAACACCGGATTACCCTGTCCATCAATGACTTGTGTAGGATTCACGGTATACGTGACTTCAAGACCATTGATTGCAGTCACAGTCACATCAAATGACCATTCATCAAAATCAAGACCACAGTATTTGTCGTATATCTTGTTGGGACAGGTACGTTGATATTTACGGGTCAGAATATTGCGACGCATAAAGCTTTCAGCAGTCGAGCATACAAGCGTCATGGTATTATCACGATCATCAAACTTTGGCTGGGTTACACGGCCTTTAAACAGCACCAGTGATTCCCCTTCATCCAGCTCGATCAGCGTGAAATACACTGATTCCAGATAAATCTTGTTTAAGAACACCTGGCTGAAGTTATCATCAGCATTATTAAATAGTGGATAAGGATGCGGAAAGGTCAGCTCGACTTCGCACTTGTCTATATCTGCATCTTCAATATCGCCTCGGCTCAAACCGCGCACCGGGTAATGTGTAATGTTGTTATGAATAATTGCTTTACGTGCACTGGTAAAAAACCATTGCTTGTCCCCATGCTTAAATTGATAAAGTTCTGAACGTGACATTAGTGATCAATCTCCACAATTGGGACAGTAATTCTTGATTTACCGGCACCTAAAAACTGAAACTCGATCCGGTCTGCATCCAGGCGATGAAGCCCCAGATAGCAAATGGTTTTAATGTTGTCTCGATGTGCATTTATTGCTGGTGAAATCGTGAATGTGTTATTGGTGCGGCTGGTAATTTCATGCGCTGACCAGGTGCCATTCTTGCGCTTAACTGCAATGTGCTTGCGCCCTGCTTCGACGGTGTATTTGGTATCGGTATATAACGTTTCAGTGATATTCTCGGCATTCAAAATACTAAGGTGCTGCTCATAAAGCGGCATCCAGAATGCGCGGCAACGCCCAGCCCGCCTAAACAAGAACCGGCGATATTCGTTGAATTCAGGCCAGTTCTTTAATAGTGAAGTAAAAGGCTTTAGATACTTAGGGCTTGCATAATGTGTGTAAGATTGAAAACCACCCATGGCCCCATCAACGATGTTCTGATGCTGGGTCAATGTCATTTCGAGCGAGTCACCATCAAGTAGTAACGGCTTGAAGTAAATGTCATGGCCATTAAACTGCTCTGGCACATCACCTTCATGCTCTGGCAAGTCTTCTGCCAGTACCCGAAAAACCACTGAAGTATTGGACCAGAAACCGCCAGTATTAATTGAAGCATCCCCATCAATAATGCAAATCCGTAGCGGCATGATTACAGCATTAGTTGCTGTGATATTGGCAGCCAGTCGAAAGCCGTCCTGGTACTCAGTAATGAGTTCCTGAATCACTTCATCCGTTTCCGGGTCCCGAATTTCTTCCTGGATAATGATGTAGCGGCCGCGCTCTGTGATTTCAACCACCTGACTACCTTCCTTGCTCTCAATAAAAGCAAAACCGACTCTAAGGTCGGCTATGGTGTCTGCTGCATCGAGAATGATGTAGTCATCATCGGTAACATCTGGAATGCTTCGCTTCACCTGACGCAGCGGAATACCCCATTGTTTACGCAGATTGGCATAGAGCATATGAAACAGATCACCCATAGCTTTACGCATTTCCGTGTATTTGAAATTCAGGATTTGCCGCGGTGCATCGCGGAGCGGATAACGAATCTCAGAACCATCAAATGCTTCATGTACTTCAGTCATCCATTCCAGGCTCTCAGTTGATTCAAGTAGAGGGCAATTTGTTAATACATGCACCTCGCCATATGATGTTTGTATTTTCATTTTGTCCTCAAAATTTGGGCATTAAAAAACCGACCTCTTGTTGGGTCGGTTTCAAGCTTTAATAGCTGCGATAATTTCTGGAAGCCTCCAGAGTAGTATTGGTATAGAAAACAACATCAGAAATGCCAGTATTGTTTGCCATAAACCATATTTTTCAATAGACACTTTCATAAGCTCCACCATTGGTTTAATATAGTCCATACAAGATGTTTTTCCTCTTTACTTCTCGGTTGAGTGGAAACAAAAACCCCGGTGCCCTCACATCGGGGTTTTGCTTTTTTAGGCTTGGAAAATCTAAGTGGCCTATAAATTTGATATAGCAATCTTAAGGTGTTTCTTAAAAGCCTCTTTAGCATCATCGCCAAACAGATACCCACCTAAAGATTTTCGATCATCAATCAAAATAAACTTCGGCTCTTTAACCTTTTCCGCCTTCTTAAGGAAAAGCCCAAGAGCAACACCCACACCAAAAACAATTAGTGTTTTCATTTTAAATTCCTCAAATTAATAAAAATAAAGCCCACCGAAGTGAGCTTATGCCAATCCTAATTCTCGGCGGTTCTGCTTAAAGAACCTCACGAAGGCTTTCTTACCATCAGGGCTATATAGATAATCACCGAGCTTTTCACGCTCATCCACAATCACGAAATTTGGATTGAGATTGACGTTTGGGGAGTTGGATGGATTAGAACTTTGCGCCTGCTGCACTCGATCAAGTGTTTTATCAAGTTTGGCTGAGGTATTTGATGTAACTACTCGTTCGCCTTTGTCTAGCAACCAAGTCCCTTCTCTTGGCACTGAATCAATACCAGAGTGAGCCATACCAACTGGTGTTACGGCTTCAATAGCGGACTGCAACACCCCAGTCTCTATTGTAGCCATTGTCACCGCGCTCATGTTGTAAGGGAATGGTGCAGAGGCCCATGCAGCAGAAATTGCAGTGTAGCCATTCATAATGGCTTGCGCTAAGTTGAAACTTTTTTGAACCGAATACAAGGCTGCATATGCTGAACTAGATTGATCCACCAAACCCATTAGTGAGCCAGTAAGCCCTGAAAATGCCTGTATTTGCATACTGGCTTGTTGCATAACCAAAGCCTTTGTAGCTTCATTATGCTCAGCATCAATCTCCTGCAAGCGAAGTTTGTGAGCTTTATAGGCTTGTTCGATTAAATCCTGCCGCTCCTTCTCCTGATTAGGGGCAGCATACTCATCCTGAATTCGACCTACACTATCCGCTAAAAAAGTATTGTTATCTCTCTTATTGGAGTTAGTGTAAGAGCCAAGTTCTTTAAGCTTATATGTGAGACTATCTCGGCCATATTTTGCGGCCACCCCCATGAGGTCTAGATTACTCTGTGAGTTATAAATACGGTCAGCAAAATCACGCTTGAAAGAATCATACTTAGCTTGCTGTGCCTTTTTAAACTCTTCGACATCCTTCTTGTAAGCTAATTGCTGAAGTTGCAAATACTTTTCGCGGTTTGGGTCCTTTTCAGTGAAGGCATCTTTAATTTCTTGAATTGAAATATTATGCTCTAGCTCAAGCTTCTCACGCTCATTTAGATATTTCACAATAATCGATTGCTGTGCTTTATAAGCCTCATCAACATATTGGATAGCATCATTTGCGGTAGTACCCACACCTTTTAAGGCTGCATCCATATAACCAAGAATATTTTTTACATATTCTCGATTTATGGGGCCTAAGCCCGTGCCGCGTTCTACATTGCCCTCACCAGCATGATAGGCTGAGATTGCTTTTTCCCAAGTTCCGAATTTTTGGTAAAGAAATTGAAAGTATTTTGCTGCTGCTTCTGCTGATTTCCCTGTATCAAAAACAGCATTACCAATGAGACCAAATCGCTTTGCAGTACCATCAAGAAATTGAAATCCACCCTTTGCCTGACCGTATTTAGTCATAGGGCCTATAGCGTTTGCATTACCACGACTTTCCTGCATGTTGATTGCTGATAAAAGACCTTTTGGTAATTGGTATTGACCCTCAATTCTGGCAAAGTTGTACTTAGTAGCATTGGCTTGAACTCTGGCGTTTACTTGCAATTCCTTGTTTAGCTTTTCAGTTTTCTTAGCAGCTTTTTCTTTAGCTTTGGCATTTTCGTCTGCTTCTTTGGTATTAATCCTTAACCCTGATGCAGATTGTTTTGCTGCCTCCGCAATCGCTAAATTGGCCTCTGTCAATTTATCCGTTTTAGCAGAAGCTGAATCCCATACAGCACTAACACCATCCATTGCACTTTGAATGGCGCTAGCACCACTCACAAAAGTTCCTACCGCCAATGTTCCAACATTTGCCAAGCCATTCCATGTAGCCTTGGCTTTAGCCACCATACCATCAGCATTCCAGACATTGAGTGCAGTCTTAGCAACATTCTTAGCTTGATCAATCAGTCCACCAATGATCTTAATCATTACCTCAATAGAAGCTGCGACACCAATAATAACAACTCCAACCCCTCGCGCAATCACACCAACCGATTTAATAATGCCACCGAATTGACCGCCTTTTGTTGCGCCCTCAATAAAATGGCTAACAAGGCTATTCAATGCTGGCATCATTTGGCTAGCTAGTTGCCCTTTTAAACCATCAAAACGCATCCGCACTGACTCAGTCTGGGCTGCCAATAACTTCGACTGCTCCAGCGCTTCACCTGACTTGATTACCCCTGCGTCTCTTAATGCATCACCATATTTTTCTAAAAGGTCTCCATTTTCAGCAAATATGGGGGCCAAGTTCCCTAAATCAGAGGCTAGGCTCTCAAAGACAAAACGACGTTCTTGAGAGGTAGCACCTAGTTCATCAAGCTTATCGCTAAGTAACTGAATTGCCTCAATCCCATCTTTTCCTTGCAAGGTTTTGCCAAATGACTTGATTTGATCTTCTGTCATTTTGGTATTATTTTTTAGTGCATCAAAGAAGTCAGCTGCTCCACCCCCAGAAGTTGCACTAAATTCACCCAATTTTTCCTGCACATCGGCAAGAATACTTCCAAGCTGATCTTGCGTTACACCCAAACCGGATGCGGCATACTGAAGAATTTGAAAATTCTCTGCACTGGTATTGGCGCGGTTTGCCAAGACTAAAAGTTGCGCATCTGCTTTAGCAGCATCTATAGCCATCTTTGCTAAACCACCAGTAGCTATTGCAATACCACCAGCAGCCATTCCTGCAAGCGCTCCTCCAGCGATAAGAATACCGCCTCTTAGCGAACCTATTTTTGTATTAAAAGAATCAACAATCGAACCAATTTGGGTGCCACCTAATGCCTCAGCAACTTGAGACTTAAAGCCACTAAAAGCTTTACCCATTTTTTCTGTTGTATCTTTCGTTTTTCGTTCTGCTTGGGTCATGCCTTGCTCGAATGAACCAAGTTTGACCGCCAGATCAAGTGTGAGTCGGCCTAGGCTTGATGTTGCCATAACTTTTCCTCAGGCAATAAAAAACCCCACATAAGTGGGGTTTATTGATGATTTATCTTAGGGTTTTTCAGCTACATATCTGTTAATACAGACTTTATAAATTTCTTTTGCATAACCTTTTTGAAAGTAGTCTCTCATTTCAATATTTTGCACAAATGGAATATGATCATACACACCATCCACCTGTTTTTTCATGATCAATTCAATTTCTGGATCGCTTTTCGCTGCAATGTTAATTTTCTTATACTGGTCTTCGCGTGATACGCCATCAAAATATTCAAAAACCAAATCGCTTGCCCTTTTCTCCCAAACCTTACATTTTTCATCAATTGACATTGCAGGTAATTGAGTGTCAGCAAGCAATGCGGTAGGTGTAAACAAGCCAATAATAATTAAAAGTTTTTTCATTTCTTAGCTCTCATTAAATCAGATCATTAACATTTTTAATTGCCAGCTTTACACCATAACTACCTGTGCCTTCTTCATCTTTCCAACCGCCATCTATGACCGCCGGCACCGTTTTATTTATTACTTTGCCTGCCAGTTTGCCTGCTTCACCTTTACTCAGATAGCCCACAAGCAAACCATTAATTTCAACCTTAACGGCATTTTTATCATACTGGTTAAATGGCTCTGAGCTGACTTTCGCGTAGCACTCAAAAAACTTGGATTTATCTTCTTTAGGGCCGGCTATCTTTTTTAAGTTATTTTGATAGGACTGCTCACCTACTATGTTGTAAGTATATGAAGTCTTGTTTGGGGTTAGATTTATACTTGTTTCATTTGCTGCTCTTTTGGCTTTCAAAACAAACCAAATAATCACACCAATCACGATTGCTATTATTATTTCCACACCTTACCCCGAATATTAATTATTCAGGACAAGATACTAATTCCGGCACAAAAAAACCACTCCGGAGAGTGGTTCTTTTCTTTCTAGCTTACAATGTAGGCTTAGATTACTTTAAGCAACTTTACGGGTCTTAGCCTGAACCATGCTTGATACGTCTCCTTGGAGAACTCCTCGCATAGAACCCATTCGCTGAGCGGCTAAGGTAAAGCACTTTTCAATAACAGCATTTACTTCTTGTTGTTGTTTTGCAGAAATTTGAACATGATTTTTCAGAGAAATAACGTTCATAATTTAATCACCCACCTATAAGAATCATTTGCGTCGAAAGGCAAGCCAACGCTTTCCTTCAAACGCTACAGTTAAACCAACCTTAGCTAAATCAGCCTTGATGCTTTCCGCAGTATCATGTAACTCTTGCAAAAAAGCCCGACTGTGGTCAGTGCGTGCATAAATTTTGGTAGCACTACCAGAACTTCCTGCATGCTGCAAGAATGTTTGAACAATAAAGATCAAATATTCTGCATATTTCGCATCATAATCCGAACCTATTAAACTATCAAGCTGTGGGCTAATGTAAATATCAAAGATTTTAAGAGTAATTTCGCGCCCACGACGATGATAGCCAACTGAAGCTAACACGTCTGGGTGTTCACAACTTTCGTCACAAACACCAATATAGGTAGTAAGATTTTCGCGTTTTAAGTAGTCGCCAAAATTTCTACTAACCTGTATATGCTCAAAAAATTGCTCGTTAAGTTCAATCAGCTCATCTTCAAGCTTTAATTCTAAACTTCCATCAATCCAGTATCTCGCTGTAGCTCTTAAGCTATCCTCATCAAATAAAAACGTCTTCAATTTTATCCTCAATTTATAATTTTTTCACAACGGAAGATAACAAATTATAAATATAAGTTAAAGTTTTAGAACTTGTGGGTAATATATTCTAAATAAATAAAAGAAACCAAGCTAACCTGATTTCTTTTATGTGCCATCCCCAAACTGCATCAGGAATTGGTCCTCAAGGGATAGTTCAGGCTCTTGCTCTTCATGAGGCATAAAGACTCTGGCATCCTTAATCCTGTCCTTAGCTTCTAGTTTTCCATTTACATAGAAAGTGTAGAGATTGCCAATAGCTTGTTCTATGCGTCTACCAAAGAACAAAGAGCCATATTTGTTTTTAAAGGCAGCCCATTGAGAAACCTCGGCATTGGTCATATTTAATTTTGCTTCTGCTATTGTACGCCCACCAATGCCATTCAAGACTAATTCACACCAGAACTCATCGTCTGGCGCTAATCTGACTTTCCCTCTTCATCCACAGGTGCTTTTTCAATACCTAGAATTTTATTGAACACAGCACCTGCCAAAGATGGCGTGAAGTTCGTTGATACTTGTTTCTGGGTTAAATAAACATTGCCGTCATCATCAACCAATGCTTTTGAAATCCACTCAGCAACCACATCTTCACCTTTATTTAATCGCTTAAATAATGGCTCGGTAACCGCATAAGGCAATTGTTTGATGCGAATATCAACAGTTTCAGTTTTTCCATGATGCTTAAATTCAACTTCCGCCTCATGAATATCGTTAACCAGTGCACCTTGTGCAATATCGCTTAGATTAAATTTAGCCATTATGGAGTCACCGTGCGTGGAGTGGTTACAACCGCAGAAGTGCGGACCAAAGTAAATGTGTAATTCACCAATGTATCTTGCTCAATCGTTGGCGCGGCTGGGTTTAGATAACCTTCAAATGACCACCAGATTCGAGTTTCAGGTAGGTCAATATCAGAGCCAACCATCGTAGGCGGGGTTTTGGTATGACTAGAACCTACATACCATTGAATTTTCTCACCCGATTCGGCCAATTGAATAAGTTGCATGTGGCTGGCGTTCTCATCATCTAGATCAATTTGGACCGAGCCTTCGCCCGGATCACGCAGCCCACGTTCATAATCTTTGGTGTCTGAATCTAAGCATGTGGAGTCGATTTTAGAGAATGAGTCCTCACCAAATGTAAAGGCTTTAGGACAAGTGAAGGCAACAATGGCACCACCAATAACGCCATAAAGTTGTGTGCCTTGTGATTTAATACGCGCCATGAGTAGCTACTCCTCAATTTTAGGCATAAAAAAAGCCACCGAGTGGTGGCGTTGGTTTGGAAATAATTTGATAGTTGGTTTATTCAGTCCACCAACTCATGTCCCAGCCGCGACCGAGAAGCTTAGTTTCTGCATCTTGTGCGTCTGGATGTTTTCCTCTGTAGTAAAGACCAGCCATTTCAAGTGTTTTTCTGGCTGTATTACGCAGATCTTCTATTTGTGGAATTCGTGATTTATGACCCCAGATTACAAATTGATAGCTATCATTTTCATTGGTAGCACCACAATCGATTGTGTTTTCTGGTGCAGACCCCACCCCTTGCCACACCAAATAAAGCCCCTCAATCCCATCAGGAGCAGAGCTATTAAAAATCCTTTTCCCAAATGCGGATTGAAGGATAGGGTTGGCACTTAAAATTTTAAAAACATCTGGTGCACTCATGATATTTTTCCTTTTGCTATCGCTGTCTCGATAGATTTTTGAAAGGTTTTGCAGAACTCATCAGTAACTTTTTGAATGTTTTGCTCTAACGCTGGACGCATAAACGGTGTGGCTGGAATCTTACTGGTGCCGAATTCAATGTATCTCCAATAGACAGTTTCACCGCCCGGCAGAGCAGCCAATTTTGCACGATCAGTTTTTGCGTTGACCGCAGCACCCCCTAAAACACCAACACGCATAATCACGGTTCCCATGCTACGAGTCTTGCCATTTCGGATAACAATGTTCTTCTGAATATCTTCTCTGGTCTTGGGGTCATCAATATATGCAGCGCCGATCTGCGCTGACAGTTGAACAATCTTCATTGCCTTTCGGGCTGCTGCGCGTGCACGGGAACGGACTTTTTTAACATCCTTCAATTCAGCGATCTTTTTATTGAACTCATCAAGTCCATCAATTTTTAGCTCTACGGACACGATAACCTCGCATAAAAAAAGCACCCGAAGGTGCTTATGCAATTAATGGTAATTGATTTGAATTCTTGATATTTTCAAGAAATCTAAAAACTTTATTTGGTATTTGAGTGAAGCACTCAGTATCACCATCAAAAGATATTTTGGGCTTATGTTTATGCTTTCGCAGCATCGCGTGTAAACGCCTTTCCATATCCCACACAAATCCAGCGTTCTCTTTTATAACCAATATAATCTTGTGCTTATAAGGAAGAGTACTCCCTATAAATCGCCTTTTTACATCCACCGACATTCCAATTTTGTAAAAGGATTCATCATCATTAAAACATTCTATTAAATAAAGATTAGACATCCCATTGTGCCTTGATTCGCATAATTTCATGTAATCACTTTTAGCCCAGCCACGAGCCTCAATACAACCACCACACCCAGCACCAGACGCATGTGAGCCAGCAGCTTGCTCAAAAACACCATGCTCCTTGCACACTATTTTTATTTTAAACTGCCAACCCTTGTAGATCATCTGGGAGTAATCATACCTATCACCATGAACAGCCTTAAATCTATTAAGCACAAGTTCCACGGGATGTCTTCTCTTTCCAAAGCATTCAAAACAACCACTTCCCTTTAAGTGTGAAGATGGGACTTGTTCAAAAATTCCATGTTTTTGACATTTTATTTTTACAGGTATTTTATTTCCCCTGTATTCAACTTCAGAATAGTCGTAGCAATCCCCGTGCACCCTAATCGACTCAACTATAAATTGTTCAGTGCTTTTTATCTTCGCCTGACTGGTTGCCTCTGCTTTACACTTAGGGCAACCAGCTCCTCTGATATGGTTGTTCACTATTTGCAAAAAGGCACCATGTTTAGGGCAGGTTATTTTGATTTTTTGTTTATTACCCTTACTTTCATCCCACACTGTATCCTTGTAAGAATAGTATTTTTTATGAACATCCTCAGCTTTAGACTTAAAATCTTCAAATGAAGATGTTGTTTTTGATCTTGCTTTCTCGTAGCCACAATCTCGACAACCACTACCCTTTAGGTGTTCATGAGGGGTTTGTAAGAACTTTCCATGGTGCTTACACACAATCCAAACTTTTGTGGACATATTTATGTAGCTTACCAGATGGTAATCATACTCACCCCCATGTTTATCCTTGGCTCTAGCGACAAACTCAGCAGTGGTTAATCTCTTTGTGGTGTGCTTTTTAGATTGCATAGCAGACGCTATGACTTTAGAATTGGCTTCAGTCATCTTGTTACTCTCATTAACAGGTTGATTAGACCCCGATTTGTGCTTCCAACACTTATCGGGGTTGTTTATTTATTATACCAAAAAATCAAGAATAATACTTTTCAATTCCACCACTTAGCGTAAATGTTATGTAAATATTTCCAGTATCTGGATCGCTTAAAGGTGGGCTGGTAATCGCATAAATTCGCCCCTTGTGTATAACCCTCATGGTGGTATCTATATCTTCTCGATAGCGGATTTTTAAACGTGCCACGGTCTGCGATTGAGCTGCTTGAGATGCAATCAAATCACGTCCAGACAAGTGTGTTATTTTTCCCCAGACAGATACAAAATCCGCCCACCCCTCACCCGTCTCATAATTATTTTCATCGTATGTAACTTCATGCTTTTGAATCGTCACACGGTGGCATAGTTCGCCGGCACGTTGGACCATGTCATACTCCCAAGTCTATTCGATATGGATCAAGAAAGGCTTTTGAACTTTTCGGAATCTCTGCCGCGCCCAAGCCCACCACAACATCTTCGCGGTTTGAATAAAGGTGTCCAAGAATCATTAAAATGCCTATTTCAATTGATGGGTTAATTACGATCCCAGATTCAATCATGCGTATATTACGCATAGCGGCCTTTTTATTATTATTTGCAGTATCTTTTAATATATTCCGATATTCCCACTCAGAAATTAAGTCGGCTGATGCAATTGATTGGTTGTACCCAGCCTGAGCACTAACAATCAGGTCAGCCACTTTATTTCTTTCAGTTTGCAAAGCCTCTGATGACTCAAAGACCTTACGATTTAAGTACTGTTCCGCACTATCTATTGCTGATTCAAGCTTTAGTAACACATCATCGCCAGTATCATCATCTACTCGCAAGTGTGTCTTGGCTTTTTCAATGTTGATTACTGGCATTCTGCTACCCTATTTTGATTGTGTTTCGGTTTTTGGCTTGGCTGTTGTGGTTTTTCTTTCAGATTCAGCTTTAGCTTCCCTTGCTAACACTTCATTGGCTATTTTCTTTTTCACCAATTCACCTGCAGTGATTTCAGGAAACTCAGCCTCATCACCTTTCACATAAACCTGATTGCCAAGCATTGCGGTATCTAGAAATTTAACTTTCACAATTCATCTCCTAGAAAGGGCTTTCGCCCTTAGATTACGGGGTTCCTGCTGTAAACTCACCTTTAACGAATGCTTCTGGACGGTAAACCGCTAAAGCCAAACGCTCCTCACAACGAATCGAAATCATATTCTTTTCAAAGTCATCATCGTTTTCGGTTGAAATCACCACATTTGCATCTTCACGGTCGAAAATTTGAGCAGCTTCAGCAAAGCTACCTGTCAAGAACTTACCTGACATTGCTGCATGATTGGTTTCAGCAACTGGTAAGCCCCAAAGACTTGGTGTGTTTGGCGAGAATGGATTGGTGAACAGGTACGCACCCGTTGTATCTTTCAGCAATTCAATCGCAGTCCAGTCATTCATGTGCAACACATGGCCTGTAGCAAATACATCTGCTAAAGCAGCCTGAAGCATTGCTAGGCGAATGGTATCTACGCGAGTCGCTGCAGCAATTGTGATTGGTGCTGAGTAAGCAGTTGCTTGAGTATAGATACCATGTAGATTACTACCCACGCCTGATCCAAACAGCAACTGGGCATCTTCAACGCGTTTTAAGCCATTCAATAAACGGCCATTGATGAAGCTTTGAAGCTGTGGCAAATCATCAAGAATCTGCTTTGATGCTTTAAGCATGTGAGCAATTGTTTTTACACCTTCCAGCACTTCTTCGAATGTTAAGTCTGAATATGGCTTGGTGGTATTTTCAGCAACTGGTGCAGCATTATTGGTAAAGCCGGTTTCACGTAAATAAGCAATCGCATTACTAGCTGTTTGACCTGGGGCCAATAAGTCACGAATAGACAAACGCTGATTTGGTGCAGTGATGATTTGAGTTGAACCATCTACCGGGTTTACAGCAAATGAAGTCAATGCAGCACGTGGTACTGGCACACTGATCCGCTTGCCTTGTACAGCGTTGCCAACCATTGCAATAATACGATCATCTTGAACAGCTATGTCACCAGCACGTGCATTAGCACCTTGAGTACCTGGTTTACCCGCACGTGCGAATAGTTGCTCAGCTTCGTTCAACTTCACCTGCAAATCATTTTGTGCTTGTCGTAGGTTGTTAAGATCAGTTAAGGCTTTATCTACTGCCTCTTTGGTTTCAGCAGAAAGGTTGCCAGCTTTCTGTGCTTCTTTCAAAGCATTTTCAGCCATTGGTTGAACCTTTTCGTTTAGGTTTTTAAGTTCTGCATTTACTTGTTGAAGCGCGGCAGCGGTTTGATCTTTATTTTGATCTGTCATGGTTATTTCTCTCTAAAAAAGAAAAACCGCCAATCAAGGCGGTCATAAATTTAAGTGGATTTGTTTAAGTGCTAAATTTCTTTGCAGCGTTACGCATGCCTTCAAGAACACTTTGTAGAGCATCGCTGCCAGCGCTTGGCGTAGCATCTTGAGTAGCGCTTGGCGTACCCTTTAAATCTTGTATAAGTTCACGTCGTGCACTGCGAGTCAGGCCAGCTTTCGCAAGCAAGATATCGGTCTTATGCGCAGCAATTTTTTCTTTGGTGAAGTTTTTAGTATCTTCAGTTACTAAATCAGATGGCAGGAAGGCATCAGCAAAACCATCTTCAACTGCTTCACGCCCACCGATCCAGCGCTCTTTATCCATATCAGCGGATAAGGAATCCAAAGCAATGCCGGTCTTAACGTGATAAATATCTGCAATAGTGTTGTCGATCTGTTCTAGGAACTCTGCGGTTTCGCGCAGGTCGTTGCGATTACCCCAAAGCCCTGTCCACGCATTGTGAATCATAAAGAAGCCAGCACGCGCGATCTGGACCTCATCTGCGGCCATTGCAATAAATGATGCAGCAGAAGCAGCCACACCCAATACACGCACAGTCACATGGCCTTTGTATTCACGAAGCAGGTTATAGATAGCCAATCCTTCAAATACATCACCACCCGGTGAATTAATGTTAACCACCACATCCGCACCATCGAGTGAACGTAATGCTGCACTGATCCGCTTGGCGGTTACCCCAGAATCATCCCAGTAGTCATAACCAATCGGGTCATAAATACCAATAGTATTCTCGCCTTCATCAGCTGCCTTAATGGCTGGATTCCAGCGATCAAAAGCAAGTGGTGAAATACCTTTATTTTTACCTTCAAAATTAGCAATCGGCAGTAAATTACGTTTGCTCATTGGATACCCCACTATAGTTTTCCCCAACTTTATCAAGTGGGATTAAGGCAGATTGAATCGTGTAAACATCACCACCTGGAATAGGCGCTTCATTTTCTTTTCTGCGAACTTCATTCCGGTTGTACCAACCATGGTCAAGCGCAGAGGCATAATATTCAGCACGACCTTTCGAGTCGGCACGCAATAAGCCTTCAACAGCGAATTCAACGTAATATTTTTCAAACTCTGCCGATCCGATCAAGCATCGTGCGATTTCCTGTTCAATATTGACCAGCAATGGGCGAAGCGTGTTGGTTAAAAACTGCATATTCATACCTTCAACACTTGAAGCCCATGAGCTCTGCTTATCCAAGTGACCTACCATGAATGGCGGCACCCGGAACCAGCGGCAAATTTCTTCAATTTCAAAAGTACGAGTTTCCAGCATCTGAGCCGCTTCTGGATTCATGGTGATACCGTGGTACTGCATACCATTTTCCAGCACCATCATCTTTCCGGCATTCTTGGAGCCCATGAACTTAGTCATGCTTTCGCGCAATGCTTCACGCTGATCTGGTGTGAGCTTTCCATCTGCAGAAAGCAGACCTGAAGATTGAAGGCCATTTTCAAAGAACTTTGCAGCAGCTTCTTCTGCTGCCTGAGCCGCACCAATTGTTTCTCGTGCTTTCTGGACCTTGAATAACCCCATCACACCATCGATGCCAAAGCCACGAATATGCATCATTTGTTTTTCAGCAATTTCGCGCTTTACACCATCTTCGGTATAGGTGTACTGCAGCATCTTGTTGGTTTTATTTCTTGATACCACCATGTTCTGTGGCAATAAGGGATTCAAGGAAATAATTCGACCTGATGTGCTTCGGATAATTTCAATATATGAATTACCCCAAAGACAGATACTAGCCACAATCATCAGCATGAATCGACTTGGCGTCATTTCATAATTTGGTGACCGGCACAATATGTTATATAGAGGATGATTCGCCGCAACATCACGACTGCCATCTTCCTTTCGCAGATAGATCTTTAACGGTAGTGTTGAAACCGTTTCAGAAATCAGACTGACACATGAAAAAACAGCGCTCAATTGAAGCGCTGAATCTACCGTTACATGCTTACCACTTGATGTGGATAGAAAGGCCCTTAGTAAATCAGGCTCTAAACTCAGATGCCCATCAAGCCCAAGGAAGCGCAAAGCTGCTTGAGCAAACCGACCCGGCTTCTTTGTACTCATCAAACACCTACCATAATTGGATTATTATAAAATTCATCGCCTGTTGGCTCACCAGCCAGAAGCATGGCGCGATTAATTCCCATCAAGAGTGCTACTGCACCATCGATTTTCTTAGAGCTTTTCTCTTTTCGCGGGAAATCGTTTTCATTAGCATCCGGCTTACTGATTACATTGCCAATCATCCAAGACAAAATAGGATGACCATCATGATGAAATCGACCCGAAGAAATAGCAGCAACCAGTTCTTTCATGGCTGGAGAAAATGTCTTTGTGGTTTTTGGCATTTTCACTGTTTCATAGCCAGCATCCTCAATATCACGCGACACCTGAAAACCACCCCATTCATCATAAGGAACTTCTGTCAATGGAACCTTTTTAGCATCATTGATCAGATCGCTTGCGACCAAGGAAAAGTCATTTTCACTACCATCATGAACCTCAAGCACACCCTGATTCATCCACTTCTGGTATCGATCAAGCACCTGCTTTTCATCACCATTCATCACAGTATCTTCTGGCAGGTAAAATCGTGGATCGATGCAGTAGTAGTGGAGCTTCCCGTTTTCAACCCGATAAAAGAGATTGATTCGTGCGCAGATATCCACTTTAGACGCCAAATCGATTGGCATTAAGCATGGAACATCCGAGAAGTCTTCAAATTTGAGCGTTTTATCAGCACAAGCCTGCCACTTTTCCATATTGAAATAGGCAGTTCTTGAGGACACCCATACATTAAGATGCTTGGTTTTGAATGCGTTTTGCTTGGATGCATTCTGGATGGCTCGTCGCTGCTGTGATTCCAGATAATCCGAATAGACAGAAACCCCGAAATTAGGGTTTGCTTTGGCTAAGACCTTTGGATTAGTCCAGTCATCATCCTCATCAATAGTCCACATCCATCCAAATAATTCATCATCTGGAACTGTGCCCAGCAGCATTTCTTGAACACGGCCACGCAGGTCATAACAAGGACCTTCAATATTGAATCCAGCTGTAGTAATGGTGAAAATTAATGGCTGTCTACGTGCACCCATACCAGTCTGCATCGTGTCATACAGTGCTGAGGTTGGGTGTTCGTGAAATTCATCAACAATGGCACAATGTGGTGATTGTCCATCTGGTGGATCACCAATGATCGGCTCAAATACAGAACCTTCTTCTGGTATTTCCAAGCTGCCGGCATTGATAAGAATTCCAGCTGCCTCTAAAAAATCAGGAGACCGGATAGCCATTAATCTTGCCGGCTTAAATACCTCCCAAGCTTGTTTCTCAGTAGTGGCACCTGCATAGACCTCGGATCCAAACTCACCATCATTAGCAAACATATTAAGCGCTACACCGGCAGCAATGACCGATTTACCATTCTTGCGTGGCACTTCCCAATAGCTTTCGCGGAACCGACGAAATCCATCTTTTTTTCGAACCCAGCCGAAGGTACATGCTATTCCAAACTTTTGCCAAGCCTCCAAGGTAATAGTTAGACGCTTCATTGCCCACTCACCCTTTGTATGAGGAAGCAATTCAACAAAAGCAATTTTTTTCTCAGCCAACCTGGAGTCAAATCTATAAGGAAAATCTTTATTTTTTGATTTTTTTAAATCATTTAAGTGTCTTTCACAGGCTAGTTTTACCCACTTGCATGCAGGGATTTTGTCTAAAACGACTTGCTTGGCCCACTTATTTGCAATGTCTACATTTGGGAAAGCTGTCATTTATGACCTCGCTACATATTCAAGACCTCTGCAAATCTATTGTTTTTAGGTTTACCACCACCGCCGGTTAGTCGTGCACGGGAAGAAGGGTCCAACCCAAGCAGCGAACCAAAAGTTGCCATTTGTTTTGATGCTTCATTCACTGCCGTTAAGGCTGGATTTTTAATCGTACTGCCTTGCGCTGTTTCCAGTGTAGGCCCATTCTCGACTACTTCTTTTTGGGCTACACGCAAGTTGTGATAAGCCATACAGAACATTTCTACGTTATGCATATCTGTTATTTTAAGAACTTTGTTTTTTAATAGCTCTGGAATAATCGAACGCCACATTATGTCCGCGTACTCCATTGTCGAGAGATATTCCGGCACATCAATATTTATAACTTCCGCAAATTCAGGGGCATTATTATTTAAGGGGCGCTTACCAGGATTACCGGAAGCTCTTTTCATTTCCTGTGGCTTGGCCTTTCGACCTCTGCCCGGAACCGCAGCAACTCCACTCATTTGTCAACACCCTGAATTTTTAATTTCGCGCACGTAAAAATGTGACTAGGGGGGCGGTCATTTACCGAGAGGCTCTGAACTTTTGCCCCACCTCCCCCTCTTTGGCAGTCTTTTCTTTATGGCAAGGACTACACAACGACTGGAGGTTCTCATATTCATCCGTGCCACCATGGACCTTAGCCTTAATATGATCCACATCTGTAGCTTCTACAAATCGGCCAGCAGCACGACAAATCACACAAAGATATCCATCGCGTTTTAATATCTGTTCACGTAACTTACGCCATGCATGCCCATAACCACGCTCTGTGGTAGAGCCTGAACGATCAATGCGGTTATTCCAATTGCTGCGCTTCTCTGCGTGCGCATCACAGTAGCCTTGTTGACTGCGTGATTTAACTAGATTACAACATCCGAATTCACGACAAGGTCTACTCATACTCACTCATCCAAATAACCTGATGACTTCGGCTCTTCTTCATCTTCAAGCCGCATTAACAACTCATTAATCTGAGCATTCTGTTCATTGTTGATCTGAATGAGCTGATTGTTTTGCTGAATCAACTGATTGTTCTGCTCCAGTATCTTTAGCAGCAAGTCGTTGCAGCAACACTTTGGTTCGTCTTTTGGCTTCATCTATTTGCTTCCTGATCCACTCTCGTCGTGCCTCACAGCCTTTGCATGACATATTGATCACCTCAAGGCATTTCTCAGTGCGCTCAGCTTGTAATGTGTATGTGGATTGTGAACACCAATAATGCATTTATCTGTGCAATAACCATGCACCTTAAAATGTTCATTCCATTCATCAACGTAATAGACTGCATCATCATGTGCATTGCTGAGAATATTCTGTACTTTTTCAGCGCCCAGTTTTTCAATAAGCAACTGCTCTTTCATATTGACCACCCAAAAAGAAACCCTCCGAAGAGGGCTTAAGCAGCAAAGTTATTTAGGAACTCTTCTTTGGTAACTGATGAATGTACAAAGTATTCGATCTCACCACCAAACGAAGGAGAATTGAGTGATTCAATTCTATAAGCAGCAACATTAGCCAAGTCAGCACGATTCACACGCTTACCATCTAAATCACCACCAATCACAAATAATTTCATTTTCAGCCTCCTTCAAACAAAAAAGAGCGCTCACGCACTCTCACATTTCCCACACTTCCTACACTCTTTCACCCTGAACACATCATTCTCGACTGTTCCAGACTTTAACGGCAAGGTTTACGACATCACGTTCAATTTCCCAATCCAAGCAAACCCACTCATCAAATAACGGATGAGAGCGTCGCCAGCCTGCAAAATCAGTATCAGGCTACATAGAGCCGCACTCATGACAACTCGCCTGAGCTGACCATGTACTCAAGTGCTCTCCCTCTTCCTTCGTCGTATCAACACAAATCGAGTTAGACCCACACCAAGGACAGGGCTTAAAAGCCACATCTGGATGCATATTATTGTCTTGCGTTGCATGCCACCGATTACCAGTCATGTGAGTTCCTCAGCAGGGTAAATGTCTTTTTAAGGGCACAAAAAAAGCCCATCAAATAAATGACAGGCTTTTTTAATTCTGAACTAAAAACTATAGCAAAGCTAAAAGTCTTTCACGTTAGTCCCGAGATGTGGTGTTTATCCACAATAATCATCATTACCATAGTTTTCAAGCTTTATTAAATCTTCGTGCGCATCTGATAGCAAAAGCTTAAATGACTTAGCAAGATCAATACGATCTGCTGCTCTTGCCCCAACCTCGGCATTGGTTGTGTTCTTAACGATATATTCATTTTCATTAATAATCTTTTCAGCAAACTCAAATGCCTTTTCGATTACCTTTGCTTTGCTCGCTTTGGTTCCCATACAGCACCTTTTATTAATTTTCAGACACAAAAAAAGCCCACCTTTCGATGAGCTTCTTCTTGAACGCCGACTGGGAATCCCCGGTCCAAAACGTAATTATTGATTGGCAAGTTGTGAACCCTTGCTTGTGCCACGTCCGTTTAGAGCCGCTTGCTAGTAAGGCACTATCTGCATCCACATCTAATAGATGGTGCGCCGGATGCAACTCAAATTATGGATACCGTATCACCTACGCATTCAATCAATATTAGTGACTAGGTTACAACTTCGCCACTATAACAGAAATATGCCATATCTCGGTATACCAGTCAATATCTAGCCAATTTTTAGTCTGTTATCGCGGGAATGAATGAAATAGCGAGCACAGTTAATCATCATGTGAGCTATCGGCTTGCTTTGATTGGTCATATGAGCCACAGCATTTAAGCTACGATTCTCCACCTTATGCTTCACCAGACACATCACCGCATATTTGGCCGTGAAGTCCACTGACTCAGATTGAAAGATACTCCTCAACAACGCCTGCACCTGATCTGCTTCATAGTCGCTAATCTCACAACGGATATAAGCCTTACCCTTCGGCATTTCCTTACCTGCTTCACGCATCAACCAGTAAATCTGATTAATATGCAAACCATCGGGATAGTCTCCTCCTCTCATGCGCTCAGTTTCACACCAAGCCCCGAACTGCTCCAGCCAGCCATCAATTGTATATTTCGCCCAATCCATTACTTGTGTTTTCACTGCCGCATTCATCCCGTTCCCCTTATTTCCCAAATATTCCGAGCAACACCATTGCAAGCATGAATATCGCTATGATTAATACTGTGGCTTTATCTTCACTTTTCATCACCTGCCCTCCCATCTGCGACTCTTGCGACCTTTAAATTCCTTTTCACTGCTTTTACGAATCCTCCAAGCCACAACAGCTACCACAAGTGAAGAAACTAAGCTTATGATTAGAAAGCCACTTAAAACCCATGCTAAAAACTCAAAACCATCCATTTTCCACCCTTTATACCTTCAACTCATCAATTTCACTCTGTCGTGCATTCCAGCCCTGATAAGCTATCTGCACTGGCAACACCCGATAAATATCACCATCCTTATCAAACAGCCTGTCACCATGAATGAACCGCATGTTTGTGTAGAAGTCTTGATCCTTAAACCATTTTTCGAAATCCCCCATCACCCTTCCTCCCTACGCTGTCCGCACTTAATGCAGTCCGATACCGAACCATCTACTGTTCTATCAACCCAGCGGTGCTCACACTTCCGGCGCTCAGCTTCGAGAATGGCGGTTGGTACGCCTCTAGTCGCCTCATTCGCTCTCTGGTGAAAATCCTTTGCAATACCCCAAGCTTCGTTAATCTTCTCTAGGTCAACAGATAAAACCCCTACTCGCGACACTTCACGAGCAATGAGTTCGAATGCCATATCTTCAACTGATCTCATTGGCATGCCTCCACGTCTGCGATGGCTTTACTTAGCCTGTAGCAAGTACCACAATCAGGCTTGTCTAAGTAAAATGGGTAATTAACCGTTTTTTTAGCGCATTCCAAACCACCATGCGACTGCACCAGCTCATGACTCTCAACAAGGCGTTTTAGGTCACTCATATCAAATGATGCGTATTTCGTGCATAAAACAAAATCCTGCAATTCATCAGACCACATATCAAAAACATCAGGCATATAGCATTTCTCATGCTTTGCTATTAACCCTTTAGCCTCATCCCACCCAAACTTCTTCACAAACTCAGTCGCTTTCATAATCTTCCCCTGGCTCACGTTGTCATGCTTAGTCATGCGGTGGCTCCAAATAGTTGTTTTGATTTTTCGGTAGCTTTATAGGCCCGGTTATTTCGCTTGTTGTTGGAAATGAGATATTCAGCTTCAACCAAAGCATTCAGGTCTAAATTAAGCTGACCTCTGGCTAACTCTGTTACCTCTTCCTCAAGTTCCTTCGCACCCACCTCATGATCTGCATGAGTGATGTAGACCAAAATGTGCAAGTAATCCTCGAATTTTTTAAGTGAGCTTGTTCTCATGCCGCACCTCCACTTAACCAGTGACATTCGATATCAAATCCCTCGAGATCCCTAAACAAGTCCTTAGCAAAACCAGTTTTCAAGTAGGGTGAAATACCGTCGCACCATGTCTTGTTTTCTTTTAGATCCAAAGCATTGGTGACTTTTAAAAATTCCTTTTCCCATTTATCGAAATCCACATGCTTTTCAGTAAAATGTTTCTTTTGCTCATCGCTCAGCATGTTCTTTTTGATTAATTCGATGAAACGCTCAAATTCCCCAAGTCGGAATACACCAAGAATCTCTACCCAATCAACTTCATATTCGCCATGAGCAACCAAGATAGTAAAAATCTTCACACCCCACCCCCTACTCGCAAACCATAGGTAGATTTGAAAATTGAAAAAATCTCAATAACGCTTAAATCAGAGCTTCTTTTCCAGACTTGCTCAACATGAAATCCCATCCATGAATCATCCTTGACTTCAATGTAGTCAATCAGCGTGTCCTGAACCAAGCCAGTCAAATATGAAAATGGCTCAGCCTCATCGGTCCAGCATTCCTCTCGTGTTTCAGTATGGACATACATAATCCAATCGCCACCCCAAAGATCAAAATCACTTGATTCACACCAACCGCAATCTATCAGCGCAAGCATTGCTTTCTTATTGAGTTTTTTAATTTGACGTTTCTTCACACCCCACCTCCCATGCTCTCGTAATACTCGGGACTCAGGTCAGCAAAGCTAGAACGAGCCAAATCAGTTGCCAGTCTTACGGTTCCGGTTGATCCGTTACGAGCCTTTCCAATGATGATTTCTGCGGTTCCGGCTTCCTTAGAATCGCGGTTATAAATTTCATCGCGGTAGATAAACATGATGATGTCTGCATCCTGCTCAAGATCACCTGACTCTTTTAGATCGGCATTAACTGGGCGTTTGTTTGGTCGGTTTTCAAGATTCCGGTTCAACTGCGCCAGAGCAAATACAGGGCAATCAAAATCACGCGCCATACGCTTAAGATCTGCTGAAACCTCACCAATATCCTTGTCACTACGGCCAAAGTTATTTTTAGTCAGTGGTGTCACTTTCTGGATGTAATCAACAAAGATTGCACCAAGCTTTCCGTACTTCATTGACATCTTTCGAGCCGATCTACGGATAGTTGATGTGGTGGTCCGGGCATTGTCATCAATCTCAAGCGGAGCCTTTTCAAGAATGGCTGCGGCTGTATTGATCTTTCCGCAATCTTCCATTTCGGCATGACCACTTAAAACTTTGCGAAGTTCAACCTGTCCGATGCCACTAATGAGACGCTGGGCAATTTGCTTGCCTGACATTTCGATTGATACAAACAGAACAGGCAGGCTTTGGTTGATCATCATGTCTGCCGCAAGATTCTGTGCAAATGTGGTTTTACCCATACTTGGACGAGCGCCGATAATAACCAGATCACCTTTTCCGATTTCACCAAGCTTGTTATCCAGTTCAATGAAACCTGTCTTGATTCCACCTTCAAATGCTCTGTTTTCATGAAGTGCAGCATGGCGATCCAAGAATTCACCAATGGCTTCTTTAGAAAACTCATGAGCATGTTTCAGCTTGTCATCGACCTGACCTATGTCCAGACCTGTAACTAACGCCTGTGCGCGATTTAGTGCTGTTTCTGAGGTATGTGAAACCATGTCCAGTGCCAGTGTACTAATCTGCTTACTTGCATCCTGAATCTTGCGACGAGTTGAAAAATCCTTAAGTTTTTTAATGTGAGTACCCAGCAGGCTGTATTGAGCAATACGGCTCATCAGGTTCACCAGAAACTGCTCATCAATCACGGTGTTCTCAATCCCATTAGAGCGGATCAGCTCCCACAAAGTGACTTCATCGTAAGCTTCGCCTTTAGCAAATTGGCTCTTGATGTGAGTACAAATGACTTGGTGCTGTACTGCATAAAAATCTTTAGGGTCCAGCTGCTCGATGTATTCATCAGTGCCCTGCTCTGCACCAATGATGGTTGCCAGAATGCTTTGCTCAACCGGGATAGAAAATAATTCAATCATTAGTCCATCCCCTTAAATTTTTTGGCTACCCCTTTGAAGGTAGTAGCTGGTTGTTCAGGGGTGGTTTGGGTAGGCACTTGCTCCTGGTATTCAGCAAGGTTGATGTTCTGCAACCAAGATGAATTGAAGCCCTGCCATGAACGTTCGATGCAGATCTTCAGCACAGTATTGATATTTAAATTTGCTTTGTTGAATTCACGTTCAAAACCTTTGAAAGCTGTTTCGGTATTGGCAGCTTTTTTGCTCTTGCGGACAGCTAACCAATCTTTGATTAACTGCTCATCAGCACCTAGGTTTTTTAGTGATTCAGAGAAAGAAAATTTAATATTATTTTCTTTTTTCTTTCTTTCTTTAATAGAGTACGGATTTTCCGTACCAACTAAGTACGGATTATTAGTACCAACTTGGTACGGTTTTTCCGTACTAACTGACTTAGTACTATTTTTCCGTACTAGTACGGTTTTTTCGTACTGATCAAAAGTAAGAGAAAAAGTATTAATGTGAGTGCTACGATCAACAGAAATGATCTTTAATTGCTCAAGTTCACGAATTGCATCAATCACTGTTTCCTTGCGTTTAATGCCAGTGATTTCTAAAAATAAAGTTTGTGCAATTTGATAGCTGTCACGTTGATAACCAAGTGTGCAACGAATAATAACGCTCAGGCATTTATAAGCATTTGGACTTATATTCTGCATGATGCTATCAATCACAATATTCGGCATCTTTGTGTAATTCTCTTCCACAGTAACCGCCTGTTGTATGAATTTTTCAAAATCCACGCCAATATTCATTTGCCACCTCCAATAGTGAAAGCAAGCAATTGCGCTTTGGTTTGAGACACGGCCTGAGCATTAGGCAGGGTTTTTTCTACCGCATATCGCTCTACCGCTTTTTGAAACAGATAGATCTTTTGGTTTATTTCTATCTCTGCTAAAATGTTTTTGTTCATTTAGATTTCCTAATGTTAGTGAACAACCGGAAAAGCCTGATCTCAGAAATCAGGCTTTTTCTTTGTCTAAATCCCGCTCAGTCCCATCAAATCCCTCTTGTTCCCACACCTCAGTACTCAAGTCCCTCACCAAAGCCGTTAATCCCAAGCGCTCAAATGATTTTGCTTGTAAATTAAGAACATGCCACTCACCAACGATTTCCTTCTCAAGAAGAAAAGCTAGGTACTGTGCAAGCTCTTTTCCTTTGATCAGAGCAAGAGTTTTAGCCCGTTCATGAATTTCAGGGGACAACCGGACATGTGTAGATTTCTTTTCCAGACTCATATTTTTTTCCTTATGCAGCAGTTGATTTACTGCGCTGAATATTTGGATTTAAGAATAAGTGCGGATATTCAAGCTTTACTCTTGAAGGTATTCCGCGAACCATCCAGTTCTGAACTCTCTGCCGACTGTTGTAGCCAAGAAGTTCTGCAACCTTTGCAGGTCCGCCTAAATTCAGGATGGTTTCTTTATCGGCTTTAACTGACAGAGCCATAAAAACACCTCAACACCACGTTAACTAAATAGTAAACACTGCGTTAACTATTGTCAATCAACTTGTTTAACACAAAGTGTTTACTTTTTTAGATAATGAAATTGCAACTAAACAGAGCGAAAATAAAAATGCATCCTTCCCTAGAGCGCCTATTGAAAGTTAGTGGCCTTAATCAAGAAGAACTTGCTAAAAGAATTGACGAGTCTCCACAAACAGTGAGCAACTGGAAAAGACGTGGAGTGTCAAAATCGGGAGCTATTAAAGCTTCTGCTGAGTTTGGCGTCTCTGTTAGTTGGATTCTTGATGGGGATGAGTCTGGTGAGAATGTTGAAGTATCAAAAGTACAAGGATGGGACTCAAACACTCCATTAGATGATGATGAAGTGGAGATCCCTTTTTATAAGGATTTTTTAGTGTCGTGTGGGTCAGGAAGTACACCAGAAATTATTGGTGAAGCAACAAGGAAATTGCGTTTAAGCAAAGCTACTCTTAATAAATACGGGGTTTACGAAGGAAATGCCTATGCGCTTACAGCATTCGGTAACTCTATGTCCCCTATTATTAATAATGGTGCAACTGTTTATGTAGATACAGGTAGGACACAAATAGTTGACGGCAAGATTTATGCAATCAATCATGGTGGTCTGTTTAAATTTAAGTTTCTATACCGAATGCCAAAAGGTGGCGTTCGCATCGTTAGCGCCAACGCTGAAGAGTATCCAGAAGAAATATTAACAGCAGAAGATATTATGGATCAGGAATTTTGTGTCGTGGCTTACGCCTTTAACGTTCAAAACTCGCTGCCATAATCTAGTTAAAACAACAGATACCGCCCGAGTGGCGGTTTTTTATTGCCTCAACAAAAGTAAACAAAATAGGTAAACATATAAATCAACAAAAAGTTCACATAATGACTTGACTATAGTACACACCATGTTTACTATTAATTCACAGACAACAAAAAGCTCCAGCGTAACCGTCATTACCTGGAGCCCGACCCACCCTAGTGAGTGAATTAATTATGAATGCAAAACTTACTTTATTCAATAGCCTCCTAATTGCCTCAGTGGTATCAGGCTGCAACTACGCCGATGCAAGTGGGCCTGCACAAGAAGTTGAAGTCTCTATCAATCAGGCTAAACCATTCGTTGCCCTTCAAGAGCTATCAGTTCAGGGCAAGCTTTACCCACATGAACACGAAGGCACGGAATCAATCGGCAAGGCAATCGTATGGCTAGAAGGTCAGGAGGATTGCTCACTACAAGTTGAGGTTCTGCAAGTCAATGAAGATGGTCAGCAATGGATTGAACTGGGGGAAATTCGATTTATCACCCCGGATGACCGCGATTTAGGTGCACCTGATTTTGAAGAAGGTATGACCAGCAAAATCGTTGCAGAGCTTACTACTGAGTTTGAAGAACAGCTTGTTGTGATGAAGGAGGCGGTATGAGCCTAATCGAAAAATTTGGCGGCTATATGCCAGCTTATAACCACTCTAAACAAGTGAGCCTGCCTGAGTTAGACCGGGAACTTCTTGAGTATCGTCGTGCAAACAATCTTATAGCAGCTGGTGATCAGATTGTTATAGACAACAAGCCGGAGCTTTACACAGTACAAGCTGATGATATTGGCTCTCACTGGATTCATCTTGTATCTATTCGGCACGCAGATGATGCGGAAATTCAAAGTGGTGTGGTTTCTGTGGCGAAGGAGGCGGTATGAGTGCTAAGCCAAATTTTCACGCCTACAGTGGCGATAAAGAGAAGCTTCAAAAGTTTCTTGAGCGTCAGCGTTTCAATACGTTCTCAATGTTCAGCATTGACAAGAATGGCAATCATGTATTCAAGCTGTACTGGGATTCTAAGCCGGATAGCGATTGGAGTAAGCCGGAAATTAAGGCAATTATTTGCTTAGTTGGCACTGGAAAAATGAATGACGAGGATATTGGCAGGGTAGCTACCGAGGTTAGAGAAATTTTGAAGGAGCGCCGGGTATGAAAATCAAAACCGCTTTTGCTGAGCAGTTCAACACTCACGACTATGACCCTGATTTTGCAGCTCACTATTTTGGCCGCATCGAAATTCACTTGGACACGCAGTACATGCTGCTTGATGACTTGCACACCCAGCGCGTCACGCTATCCATTTTAGTGCTGCAAGACGGTACGGTGGATACAGACCAGGTGTGCACCGTTAAGACTTACCGTGGACTGCCAGATGACTGTGTGTTTAACGATGAGTTTATCGCAATTGATGAATTGACCACAGCCCAGTTTGATCACTTCACGAATTTGGAAGAAGTGAAGCGTGAAATTGGATTGTTTGGGATGGAATTGGCACAGGTTGCTTAGGAGAAGAATATGAATGCACCGGTACAAAGAACACATTGGAAGCAGCTTGTGAATCCTAAATATCTGGGTGTTTACAGTCTGCCTAATGGCGGTGAAGACATGATCGTCACCATTAAATCGGTTGGCCGTGAAATCGTAATCAGTGATGGCGGCAAAAAAGAAGAATGCACCGTAGCGCAAATCGTTGGTAATAAGCCACTTATTTTGAATCGGACCAACTGTAAAACAATTGAACGGATCTATAAGTCTGCATTCATTGAGGACTGGTCCGGCAAGACAATTACTTTGTTTAAATCCACAACCAAGGTCGCCGGCGAAACCGTAGATTGCTTACGTATCCGCCCTTCTGTACCTAATGTTGTGCAAGCCAAGCACCCATTAAGCAGCGATGCATTTAGTAAGGCGCTTCAAGCAGTTCAAAGTGGTCAATATACCGTTCAGCAAATCCAGGCGAAATATGAGTTAAGCACAGAGCAACTAGCTCGCTTAAATGGAGCCGGCCCTAAATGAAACTAATTAGAGCTTCTGCAATCGGAAAAATTATGGCGTATCCAGAACGGGATACGCTGGCTGATGGTGCCATGACCTTTTTGGAAGAGTTGGCATCACAGGTCGCACTGGATTGGGAAAAAGATCTGGACCTGCGCATGATTGAGAAAGGTCGAATCGTTGAGGATGAAGCTATTCAGCTCTACAACGATGTGAACTTCACCAACTATGTAAAGAATACAGAGCGCAAAAGCACCGACCTGATCACAGGCGAATGCGATATAGACGATCCAGAGAATAGCCTGATTATTGATATTAAGTCGTCATGGTCCAAAGCCACCCACCCTTATGTACTGCATCTTGGCGGTAAAAAAGGTTACGAGTGGCAGCTTCGAGCTTATATGCATCTGTGGGACCGCAATAAAGCGCAACTGGCTTACTGTTTGGTTGATACGCCTTATGAGCTATTGGGCTATGAAGATGAGAAGTTGCATGAAGTCAGTCATATCGACATGGCCTTGCGTGTGACCATGCTTGATCTTGAGCGCGATGCAATCAAAGAAAAAAAAATGCTCGCTAAAGCAAAGACAGCCAAATACGTACTTGCCGAGCTGTTGGATAAAAAAGGCCTAAAAGTCGCATAAACCTACTTTAATAAAAAAGTAGACCGGATTTTTAGCACAGTTATTTATTTTAATAAAAGATTGGTGGTGAAGATGGATATTAAGAAAGAAAGAGAAGCTCATGAAAAGCACCTCCTCTCACAGGGAGTGAATTTCAAATATTTACCAAATATTCAATATAACGAATTGGAAAATATCTATGAACTAATTGAGTGGGATGAAGAGTACCGCGAAGCTCTAAATGAAATTAATTCGAGCTGGTGTACATGGCAAGCAGCTAAAGCCCAAGCGGTGCCGGAAGGGTTTGTTTTGGTGCCAACTAAAAACATTAAGTACTTCAGTCATGATGGTGAAAACTATGAAGTTCACGACACTTTAGCAGAAGCGAAGCACGAAGCTGAGTGTGCTATTGAGAGCTTCAGAGAAAGACTTGCTGATCAATTATGTAATCCGCCTGAAGACGGAAACTTCCAGCAAGTTGGCTATGGAATAGTTTTAGCAGAATCAGGCTATTCGGTAGATCACATTGTTACTCAAGAAGACGTTGATAATGGTGAATATGGCTATGAAGTTGGCACTGAAATCATGTCACTGTTCTTGATCGAAGCCCAGGAGTCCACATGAAAAAACATCACATGGAACACCTCGAATATTTGTTTTTGGGTTGGCTGCTGTTGGGGCTGATTGGGTTTGGTCTGGCTGCGATGGGGTTTTGAGATGATCTTAAAAGACAGTGATTTGCCTGAAACCGTCGTTATCAGTTTGGGAGAAGTGGTATGAAATTAGTTATAGGCAGTAAATACAAGTAGATGATGAGATTACAAGAGGGTTTAAATAATGGAACAACTAGAATTTAAAAAAGGTGATTTTGTTACTGGAACGTGGGGAGTTGAAAAACGGGTATTTCGGATTGTCTTGAAACCAAAGCTTAAGAGTCGCGTTCTTTATTTGACATTAGATGTTGATGGTAAGCGAAGAGAGTGTTTAGCTCAATGGTACAGACACGCTACCGATGCAGAAATCGAAGCGGGTAAAAGATTGGAGGTGGTATGAGCGAATACACAATAAGGTCATTAAAAGACTTCCATCGCATCCCTGCTGACCGGCTTCATGACTGTCTGGCTGAATTTGAGGAAAGCGTAAAGCTTATGAACCTCATGATGGAAACCATGGATCTGCCACTAGATAAAGCTGGGATTGATTTCTTTACATGGAAAGACGACGGGAAGAAGGACATCGCACAGAGTTTTAAGTTTAGTGAGGATGTTATCAGACTGGATGTTAAAGAGCGGGAGGATTGATATGAAATGGTACTCAATGCGCCAAGTAGCTAAAGAGCTAGGCATGGCGGTAAATACATTCAAGGCAAATTATCTAGAGAAGTTCCCGCCAGATCGGGAAACGGCTAAGTATAAAGGTTATACACAGGCCTCTCTGGATAAGATTAAACAAGAATTAGGCGCTAATTAAGCGCCTTTATTATTACTGAAAGTTCCATAGGTATATCTATTCCAAAGATCCTTAGCATGCTTTGCTGCGCCATGCGGGCCTCTAAAAAGATATGTCGCATTAAAATTATATGCATCACAAAAATCAAAAAGATTTCGAGCAAATTTCGCATCAATCTTTAACTTTAACAAACGCCATGGAGTATTGTGGTATTCAAAGCAATCGTTTAATTTAGGATAATCATCATACATATCGTCTAGATCTTGCTTACTAACCATGGTAAAGCATCCATGCTGATTAGCAGCATGAGAATTAATTGAAGTAGGGACTGTAACTATTTTTACCTCGGGTGGTAGTAAATCTATATGTGTGGTATTGAATACCCATATAGAAAAGTTTTTAATTTCCCGGCCTTTGGGGTCTTCAGAGAAAACTCCAGATACTGCAAAATATGCAGCTACAAGAGGATGACTGGTCCAATCTAAAAATCTTGTTGGAACGCCATAGTGCTGAGCAAAAGCAACCAATTCTGTATATGAGTCATCAATCCAATTATCTACATCACCCAGCTCAATAGTTTCCTTACAAACTGCATCTTGAGCTTTTCTCAAAGCAACAGAATCATTAGGCAATTGAACAGCCCCCAAGTCACAAGCTTTTTGAAAAAACTTCAAAAGTTGGTTCTCTCTCGACCTGGCGCTTATCCTTAGAATGTCATTTTCATCTTTTAGAACACCAATCAATCTCGAATAACTGGAATCCAATTGCCAGTTATCATCGGCCATTCCTCTATATAAAATAATTTCATTATCATCGGAAGATGGTGATTTTTCAGAGAAGAATTTATGCGTTAAGGTTTTCATTAAATCGGGAATGACTTTTCGTTCGGGTCTTATCAGATCAAGAAGCTCATCTATGGTGTTTATTTGTAGTTCAAAATATCCATTCTTTTTTTCGAGCTTTTCTAATAAATCTTCAACCATTTTGATTCATCCATTTATCCACTTCTGAAGAATACCATTCCATTAGTTCCACCCTTTCATCCCAATATTCAGCACGGTTATAAATGCCACGAATACGGTCTTTTGGGACGTGGGCAATCTGGTACTCAATCACATCAGCACGGAATTTCTTGGCATTATTGGCGTGAGTTGAAAACAGGGAGCGGAAGCCATGGGTTACCATCTGGCCGCCATATCCATTTCTTTTAATAATAGCTAAGACACTTTCAGAAGGAACATGCTCACCTAAACGACGAGTGTGCTTGAATATATAGCCATCATCTTTCTTATGATCATAAAGTTCCTGGAATAAGGCTTTAGTTTGTGGCGTTAAAGGAACCGCATGATCACGACGCATCTTCATACGCGAAGCTGGAATTACCCAGATATTATTGTCAAAATCAATTTCACCAGTATCCCATCTTGCTTTTAATAATTCGGAGATCCGCACTGCTGTGTAACATGCAAGCTTAAGCGCGTGTAACAGTTCGAGCGTAACAATACCGCCTTGCACTCGCTTCCAGAATTCAGGCATCTGCTCTGCATCAAGTGAAGGCATGTTGCGAACTTCTTGCTGCGGAATAACATCACCGACCAGTGTGCACGGGTTCTTTTGTGTATAGTCAGATGCAATAGCAAAGTTAAAGATTTCATTTAACAGGCGTAACGAACGTTTTGCGGTTTCAAGTGTGCCCTTGCTTACCATATTTTTTACAGCTTTAACGACCTGCTTGCGCTCGACCTCATCAATCGATTCATCAATAAAATCTTCTGTAATGTAGTTAAGTCGGTAAATTACAGTATCTATATATTTTTGACTGGACCAGCGTGGAGTCATCAAGGCCAGCCATTCATCAATAACCACTCTGACTGTCGGTGCGTCTAAAACTTTTCCTTGCAGTTCAGCTTTAACCTGACGTGCAAGTTGACGAGCTTCTTTACAGCCGATTTCTGGATATTCACCGATTTGCTTTCGGTTTTGTTTGCCATGAACACGATAAGACAAAACCCACTTCTTTTTGCCTGTCGGCATGACTTCTATAGACAGACCTTCCCCGTCTGCTTTTGAATATCTTTTTTCTTCTGGTTTTAAACTTTTTACTTGAGCGTCTGAGAGCAT